GGCGAGAACGTTGTCGCTACAGTCAGGATCGTCCGAGGCGAGCTCGGGCAGCCTGTCGCTGCACTTGATCCAGTTGCTCATGTCGGCTTACTCGGTTGGAGGTGCGGGGAGTGGTTGCCAGTGGGTTGGCTCGTCGTCTTCATAAAATCCGCCATCCCATGAGCACCAGTGCGCGCCACAGTCGTATTCCTCTTGGCCGAGATAGTCTCCTCGGCTGTTGAACGTAGATTCTGACTTGCTCCACTCGATCCAGGCCCCCGCTGTCACGCGGTCGCCTTTGCGCAGGATGATTTCGGTGCCATCACGCGGCGCACTCGCAATTTCCTTCCAATCGCTCATGGCGACCTCCAGTGTTTGGGGTTAGGCTTCGATTTCGGTAATTTCAAACTCTGCGTCTGGATCATCGTCCGCGTAGTTCTCGCGGAATGCCTCGGCAAGAGTTGAAACGCCGCCGCCATTTCCCGATGCAAAACCCGTGGCCGCATAATCGGCATCAGCACGATCATCGAAGCCCACGCACTCGCTGCCTGATTCATTCCAAACCAAATAAATCGTCGTCATGACTCTCTCCATTCGCTGGTTCACCTGTATTCGGCAACACTCATGCCTCCCGCTGGTTGCCGATGGGCGCGGGGGAGGAGTGCTGATGTAATAGAGGCTGGGAAGGGTAGGTGCCGGTCTTTCCCGGCTGTCATGGCGCTGGTTGTCAGGCTGCGGCCGGGATCACCACCAATACGGTGTTGACCATCGTTCCGGCTTGCTTGAATGAAGCTTCTGGAAGGGTTTCGATACTCCCGCCGCGCTGCTCTACGATCCCGCGAAAGTCTCGGGTCAGCGCGTCGTCGCGAAAGGTCACGCCAGAAGGCATGATCGCCACCAGTCGGCCGCCGGGCTTGAGGAACTTCAGGGCATGAACGACGTGGTGAATGTCGCTGCGCTTCTTGTCGAAAGGCGGGTTCATCAGCACGCGATCATAGATGGGCTTCGGCTCGACCTGCAGGAAGTCGCCGGGCTCGGAAACTCCCGAAAGTGGCAGCTTCAGTCCGATCAGCGCTTTATGGTTGTCCGGCAGTAGCTCGTGCATGTCGACCATTACGCCTGCTGCTGCGGAATTGGCGGCCACTGCCAGGGCGCCGCGACCCGCGCTTGGCTCCAACACCATCATTCCGTCACCAATCATGGCCAGATCCGCAGCCTGTTTTGCAACGTGCGGCGGGGTTGGGAAGAAGCCAAAGTCCTGCGGAACGGTGACTTCACCGGTCATGAGGATGTTTTCGATTGCGTCGGCAGCGTCACCGTCGAACAGGTGGGCTTTTGCCTTGGTGTTCCACTTGCCGCCCGCGGCCTTCAGCGTCTTGTCGAGGCGCTGGTACAGGCTCTTGTCGAGCTGTCCGCCGGTGATAAACAGCTTGTTATCTTCGGTGCGCGAGGCGCTGAGCAGCGCCATTACTTCGTTATCGACTTTCATGTGTTGCTCTCCGTTGATTTCCAATACCGCCTCATAGAAGCGGCATCAGTAAATCTGTGGTTTTGCTCAGATGCGGTGGTCGCTGGCCTTGGCCGACTTCGCCAGGTTGTGCCACACGGTTGCTTGAAGCTTGTCGCCGGCAGCCAGGCTCTTGCGTGCCTTGGCCAGCAGTTGCTGCACGAGTACTTCATTCATGGCTGTTGCTCCGGTTGTCTTGGCTTTCGAATGCCTCCCGGGGTTTGAGAGGCATTTGTAAAACCAGGAAGAGGGGTGAATCAGCACCCCTCTAGCTGTCTTTTCCACTAGGCTTCGGCACTACTGGTGCGGTACGCCTTGGTTCAAGTTGTTCCTCCAGCCGCGACCCTGTCCGCCGGATAACTGGTTACGGTGCTTTACGCTGCACACCCGGGTCAGTTGCCAACCCTCTGAACCGTTGAGGCCGGTTCATCGCTGCCTTGTTGCTGGCCGGTGTTGTCCGGCGATGGGTTGACTATACGAATCCTCATAATCACCGTCAATACGTTTTTGCATAATTTTTTTAGGGGTCGAAAAAAAACCCGCTCCTGGCGGGTTTTAGTGTCAATTCCTACTGCAAAGCTTACGTCCGTGCCGCTGCCCGAATTGCCCTAGATTGCCCAGGGTATCTCCCAGTGAGCAGCCTACAAAGCCAAAACATGGAAAAAGATAAAAATCCTATGAGGATAGATGAGGCAGGCATCAGCCAAAAATAGACTGCACTTTCAATCCCTTCCTGATAGGTCTCCCATAAGCAGGCGCCCAGAACACAAATCTGAACAAGCAGCCCTGAAAACTTAATCAGCGTGGATATCGACCCAAAAAAATCAGAAAGCCTGTTGCAGAAAAGATCTGAACTGAACCTATCATTCACTGCCTTTTCGACAACTCTAGGGTCTGTGTTTTTTAGCTCTTTAACCTTTACCCCGAGAGTATTAGCGATAATTTGTTCATCTTCGGAAATGATTTTTGTAGATATCCGAGATAAAAGTAAAGCCCCTAAAAACCCTATAAGGAGCCACGCCAGGGAAGACCCTAATATGTGAAATATCCCTATTAAAGTGTTCATCTTATATTCTGTTCTCCAAGATCATATGATTCCACCCCTCCACACCACTCTGCCAAAAATCTCTAAGGTTCTGAGCGCTTCGTCAGATACAGGCATGTCTGGATACCTTGTCTTGTCTTGGCTGTCGGACCTGATTAGCCAGCCGCCCATCAAATCACGAATAAGTCTTTTTATAATAATTTCTCCGTCGGCATTGCTCATTGCATACATTTTTCCATCTTTTGGAGATGTCTGAGCCTTATCGACTAGAAGAACTTCGCCATCTGAAAGTGTAGGCCAATTGCTTTCGCCTGAGTTGTACATGACGCTGAGATTATTTTCTTTAAGACCCATGCGAGCTAGCCAGTCTTTTTTAAAAGCAAGCTCGCCACATACTTCAATGTGGTCATTTAAGTAACCACTGCCTGAACTCCCGCGCGCGGTAACCTGGGGGATCAAAGCATAATCCTCGCTGCTAGGGCTTCCGCTTTCATCATCAGCGCCACCAAACATAAGCCAATCCGGGGGAATTCCTAGGGCTTTTGCGAGAGGGTCAATGGTGGGTCGCCTTGGGCTGGAGCTCTCCCCGGAAAGGATTCTGTTAATGGTCGGCTGAGGAACCTTTGAGCGACGTGACAACTCGCTTTCTGACATACCTCGCTCGTTAAGGGTCAACCTGAGCCGGCTGGCAATACTCATCTCACACCATACGTAAATGCATTCAAAAGAATTCTATTGCTCATAGCTATGTGTTTTCGTATGATCTGCCATACGAATCATCATGGAGTACAGCTATGAGTGTAAGAATCATGCTGGCTCGGCTGCTTGAGCTTGGCCTTTCCCAGACCGCAATCGCGGACACCTGCGGCACTACGCAGCCAACCATAAGCCGCGCAGCCGCAGGTGCATCTGTTGGGTATGAGCTTGGAAAGGCCATCGAGTCCCTTTTGGAAAGACGAGAGAGGGCAGAGCGCCGCAAGAAAGTTTCCAGTTCGGCCAGCCCCACTAGCAAAAAATCAGCCGCTTAACCATTTCTAGTAACCAAGGAGAAGTCCACGCATGAGCGACTTATCACGCCCCAACCACAAACACATCAACCAGACCAAGGTTCTGCTGGATGACGAGTACGACGAATGGCTTCAAAGCGCTGCTCGTATTCACCGGACTCCCAAGGCTGTTTTGGCCCGGGAGATCCTGAAGTCTTGGCTTCACCAATCTGTTGCTGATTTTAAGCGGGACACCAACGCAGCCTGAAGTACTACCGCAAGGACCCAGTAGGGACCGGAGAGCATATGTCGGAACAAGACAGCGGTTTGGTGATTGGTGATTTGTTGGATGAGGAAGAGCTGAAGGCCTTCCAGAAGGAGGCGGAGTTCAGGGGTTTATCCCTGGAGCAGCTGGCCAAGTTTGCGATCCAGCAGGCGATCACAGATCGCACCAGGCCGAAAACAATGAGCGGAACGATCCAAGCGTTTCGCAAGCGGTAGGAACGCCCGGAGGCCGGGCACAAAAAAGCCGACGGACTAGGTCGGCTCTTTCAACAGCAGTTCAGCGAGAAGAATCATGACAAACATCGTTCACATTGACAAGTCCAGGGGGTTCACCCGGATGGACAACCAATTGATGGATGGCCTTATGGCCATCGATCTGCCTGGGAGAGAGCTGAAGGTTGCTCTGTTCATCGCTAAGGCGACGATCAACTACCAGGCAGGCGCAATACGGATTAAGGCAACAGACGTTGCCAAGGCTACCCACATGCATCCTGACGTTGCATCCAAGGCCATCAGTCACTTGCTGAAGCGCCGAGTAATTTGCCGCGAAGGTGGGTCGCGTGGCGACATCAGCATGTGCGACCCAAAAGAGTGGGTTTATTTTGAATGTCCGACTCGGACCATATGGTCTGACTCGGACCATATGAGCCGAGTCGTACAGATGCCGAGTCAGACCAAAACTGACGACTCCCTTCTTTATACTAAGAAAGAAAAACAAATACCCCTTCCTACGGAAGGTAGTGTTGTTGAAGTAAAGCCAGCTCCCAAGGCACGCAAAGCCAAGTCCGCCGATGACTCAACTTTCGGCAAATCACAAATGCTCAACGACAACCCGTTCGGGCTGAACGAGCAATCCATTGATGATTACCTGAAGCTGCGTAAGGCCAAGCGAGCGCCCGTTACAGCCCGAGTATGGGCAAATGTGAACGCAGCCCTTACCAAGTGCGCAGCGGCCGGCATACAGGCCGAGAAGGCCATTGAACTGGCGGTCCTGAACGGCTGGCAGGGTTTCGAAGCTGACTGGATCATTGGCCGTCTGACAGGCAAGCAGGCCGGCTCGCGATCAGCATCTGGCGCACCAGACTTCTTCAGCACCGACTGGCGCACCGACACGAGTAGCGATCTGTGAAGCGCGTTGGCGATATGACTCAACAGGCCAGGGGCATGGTCGTGTCCGGTGGTAGTAACGCTCCAGTGGCTCAAGCGCCACTCGGCAACGTGGACGAATCAACTGGCGCCATCGTGGAGAAGATTTTCCGCCAGTTGCAGGCGATTTTCCCAGCCTGGCGGCAGGCATGGCCGGACGAAGCCGCAAAGAACACGGCAATGCGCAGCTGGACCAAGGGCTTCATCGACGCCGGGCTCAACAACATCGACCAGGTTCGCTACGGCATTGAAGAATGCCGCCGAAGTGGCTCGCCATTTGCCCCAAGCATCGGGCAGTTCATTGGCTGGTGTACGCCCGGGCCTGAACGCTTCGGCATGCCAACCTCCGCCGCAGCCTGGATGGAAGCCCTGATGGCCGTATACAGCCACGAAGGTGTGCGCATCGCCGCCAACGAGACTGGGATCTTCGACCTGCGCGCCGCCAAGCAGGAAGACAAGGGGTTGCGCCAGCGCTTCGATCACAACTACGCAATCGTGATCCGCCGCGCCCAGGAAGGCCAGCCGCTCGACGGCAAGATCCTCACCGGCATCGGCCACGACAGCCAGAAGACCGCCTTCGAATTGGCCAACGAACTGGCCGACCAACAAACCCAAGCACGAATCCTTCAGCAAGGCATCCCGGCCGACGGCAAGTCAGCCCGCGCGCTGCTAATGGCGAAGTTCGGCAAGAAGACCACGGAGCAACGGACATGATCACGGCATACCTTCTCATCGCATCGTTTGCACTTGGAGCAATGGTTGGCTCCATCACAGCCGGCGGCGAAAAGCTTGATCGTACTCAATGGGCTTGGCTGATCGTGCTGTGCATCTTCTGGCCGGTGCTGTGTTACGTGTACTGGCAGGACTGGAGGAAGGGGCTATGAGCATTCCAACTTACTACGGCGCAACCGGGAGTCTCATGGTCAAGCACGCAGATCACCTGGCGATCGTCGATCAGCTCAAGGCCGAACTCGCCGGCCTGCGCACCGGCTACGAAGCCTATGAGTCCGTGAATAAGGGGCTGAAGGCTGAGATGGAGAGGTTGCGATCTGTGCGCGAGACGATGCTTTGTGCAACGCATGAGCTTGGCCTGCCCGTGGACGCTGGCGCTCAGGATGTGGTCGATGCAATCCATTCAATGCAAGTCCGGTGTGCAGAGCTGAGCAAGTCTCTAAAGACCCTTATTCATATCTCAAACGCCACGAACTGGGAGGTGCACACGTGTGGCGAGATTGATAAAGCACGCAACTTGCTCGCCGCCATGGGCAAGGGAGAGCAGGCATGAGCTGCGAATTCTGCACTGATCCAGATGGTCACCCGTGTTTCCCACTCTATGGCCTTGGCCCACATGTCCATCCAGCCGAAGGGGGAACGGTTTTTTCTGAACAGCAAGAAGCTGAAGGATTCACCCCATCCAAGGATGAGCCAGGGATGGGTATCTGGTGGTGCTCAAAATGTGGAGATGGAAAGCCATGACCAACGTCATCCAAAAGCCCCGCCACTTCTGGTCGTCCGGCCCGTCCCGAGTTCGTGAAGTCCTGCGGCTGGCCTACCTGTTCGCCACCGAGCTGTCCGCCGCGGGCGCTGTCGAGATCATCGTCCGCCCGGTCAAATCTCGCCGCACCCTGGAGCAGAACGCCAAGCTGTGGGCAATGCTGGGCGACATCTCCCGCCAGGTTGAATGGCCAGTCAATGGCGTCATGCAGAAGCTCGACAGCGAGGACTGGAAGGCCCTCATGACTGCTGCAGCCCGCCAAGAGATCCGCATGGCCCAGGGCATCAACGGCGGCGTAGTGATGCTAGGGGAGAGCACCAAGCGCATGACCGTGACCGAACTGGGCGACGTCATTGAATGCATGTACGTCTTCGGCGCCGAGAAGGGCGTCATCTGGAGCGAGCCGAAGGGGCAGATGCCCGAGCAATGGGAGGCGGCAGCATGAGCCTCTCAGCCAAACAGCCCCGCCCGAAGAAGTGCAAGAACCCAGCATGCAGGGCCTCATTCGTCCCGCAGCGCCTCGGGCAGGCGGTATGCAGCCCCAAGTGCGGCATGGCCATCAAGGAAGTGAACCAGGCGAAGGCGCGCAAGTCGCTGGATCAGGTCGAGCGATCCGATATCCGTGCGCGCAAGGAGAAGCTGAAGTCCCGCGGCGACCACATGCGCGAAGCACAGCAGGCATTCAACGAATACATCCGCACCCGGGACCAGGCCGCCGGCCACCTCTGCATCTCCAGCGGCAAGCCATTGGACTGGAGCGGCAACGCAGTAGATGCCGGCCATTACCGCAGCGTCGGCTCCGCACCTCACCTGCGTTTCGATGAGCGCAACTGCCACGCACAGAGCAAGCAGGACAACCGGTTCCTCTCTGGCAACGCAGTGGACTACCGGATCGG